AAGTGCTAATGGAAATAGAACAGTTACACTAACTAATTTTACAGCAAATAGAGGAATTAGAATTTTTATTACTCCTCATGCTGCTGCAAATACTTTTACATTTACTGGAGTAACTGCAAGTCAGTGTAGTAATGGTAGTAATGTTTATCAACTTGGAGGTGGTGGTGCTGCTCAGGCAAGTATGATGATAGAACTATTTTCAACTTCAACTGCTATTGGTGGTGTTTGGATATTTGCATATGGTGGGGTTTGATTAAAAGTCATGAGTGATAACATCTATCTTGGCAATCCCAACCTAAAAAGGGCAAATACCCAAATTGAATTTACAGAAGAACAAATCTATGAGTTCTTAAAGTGTAAGGAAGACCCTGTGTATTTTGCAAGGAATTACATTAAGATTGTTACTCTTGACCATGGACTACAACCTTTTAGAATGTATCCATTCCAAGAGAAGTTAATTAGTAATTTCCACGAGCACAGATTTAATATCTGCAAGATGCCTCGTCAGACAGGTAAATCTACAACTTGCGTATCTTATTTACTACATTATGCCGTTTTTAATGATAATGTAAATATTGCCATTCTGGCAAACAAGGCATCTACGGCAAGAGACCTTCTCAACAGATTGCAACTTGCTTATGAGAACTTGCCAAAGTGGATGCAACAAGGTGTAATATCCTGGAACAAAGGTTCTTTGGAACTTGAGAATGGTTCCAAAATATCATCCAACTCAACATCATCATCTGCCGTTCGTGGTGGTTCATACAACATTATCTTCTTGGACGAATTTGCGTTCATTCCAAATCACATTGCCGATGACTTCTTTGCGTCCGTTTATCCTACAATTTCTTCTGGTAATTCAACAAAGGTAATTATTGTTTCTACCCCTCGTGGTATGAATCACTTCTACCGCATGTGGCATGACTCTGAGAAGGGTAAGAACGCATATGTGGCCACAGATGTTCATTGGTCCGAAGTGCCTGGTAGAGACGAAGAGTGGAAGCAACAAACGATTGCAAACACTAGTGAACAACAGTTTAAAGTTGAATTTGAGTGTGAATTTTTAGGTTCTGTAAATACACTCATTAGTCCAGCAAAACTGCGAAATCTTGTATATGAGGATCCAATCAAGAAAAATGCAGGATTGGATGTATATGAAGAAGCAAATGAAGAAAATAATTATCTAATCACGGTTGACGTTGCTCGTGGAATTGGTAATGATTATTCTGCATTTATTGTTTTTGATATCACAAATTTTCCATATAAGATTGTAGCAAAATACAGAAACAATGAAATTAAACCGATGATGTTTCCAAGTATCATTCATCAAGTGGCAAAAGGTTATAATGATGCCTGGTTGCTTATTGAAGTTAATGATATTGGCGACCAAGTTGCCAGTATTCTACAATATGATCTTGAGTATGATAATGTACTGATGTGTGCTATGAGAGGTCGTGCAGGACAGATTGTTGGGTCTGGATTTTCTGGTAAAAAATCACAACTTGGAGTCAGAACAACTTCATCAGTTAAAAAATTAGGGTGTTCAAACTTAAAGACACTTTTAGAAGATGATAAACTTATCATATGTGATTATGAAATTATTTCCGAACTGACAACATTCGCACAAAAAGGTAACTCATTTGAGGCGGAGGAAGGTTGTAATGATGACCTAGCAATGTGCCTTGTTATTTTCTCTTGGTTAGTAGCGCAAGATTATTTTAAAGAAATGACAGATAATGATGTTCGCAAAAGAATTTATGAAGAACAAAAGAACCAAATCGAACAAGATATGGCACCTTTTGGATTTATTTCTGATGGACTTGATGAGATGGCAAGTTTTGTTGATGAATCTGGAGATAGATGGTATTCAGATGAATATGGAGATAGGTCTTATATGTGGGACTACATGTAATAGTAGCAATTTATAAATACTTGTAGAATAAATTCTGGTCAAACGGAGAAAGAAAGATGCCCGTAAATTTAGCATCTCCTGGACTTGTAGTAAGGGAAATTGATTTAACACTTGGCAGAACTACACCATCGTCAAATAAAATTGGTGGAATAGTGGCTCCCTTTGCTCAAGGTCCAGTTGAAGTGCCAACTGTTGTAGAAAATGAAAGTGATCTTCTAAAGACTTTTGGAGAACCATATACAATTGACAAACATTATGAGCATTGGTTAACAGCTTCTTCATATCTTTCATATGGAGGATCACTCAGAGTAGTAAGATCTGACGATGCTGACTTAAAAAATGGTTTCGTTGGAACTGCTTCGAGCATAAAAATTAAAAGTTTGGATCATTATACTGAGTTAGGATATGATGATAATACAATTACTAATGTAACTTTTGCAGCTAAAAACCCTGGTTCATGGTCAAATGGTATTAGAATTGCAATTATCGATTCTAAAGCAGACCAAATTTTAGGACTTACCACAACAACATCAATTTCTGTAGGATTTGGAGTTACTCAATCAATTAGTGGTGTAGTTCTTCCTGGAGCAGGTACAACATCAGTTCTTGATGGATATTTGAGAGGTATTATTACCGAAGTTGGTAGTAGTACAATTTCTGTAAAAGTTTTATCTCATGTTTCTGCGGCAGGAACAATTACCAATGTTAATTATCAACCAAATGGAACATATGAGTTCACATCTGGTACCAATTTAACGGTAAGAAATAGTAGTGGAACTGGAATATCAACTGCAACAGTAAATTCTAAAATTGATTGGTTTGATCAGCAAACTGTTGGAGTTACTTCAACATCTGCAGATTTAATCTATTGGAATACTTTGGCACCAAGACCATCAACTTCAGAGTATGCTGCAGCAAGAGGCGCTAGATTTGATGAACTGCACGTGGTAGTAATTGATGCGTTAGGAACGATTACTGGAAATGCAGGAACAATTTTAGAAAAACACCTCTCACTTTCTAAAGCAAGTGATGCTCAATTCTCAGTTGGATCACCATCCTATTGGAGAAAATATCTTGCAAATTCTTCAAATTATATATTTGGTGGTAGTCAACCTGTAGGTGTTGTGACCACGGGATTTGCTGGTATCAATACCACGGCTAATACTTTGGCTACAGATATTGGTTGGGATCAAGAAGCAGATGGAATTATTTTTGCTGCTGCAGGTGCTGTTACAAGTACTTTTGATGGTGGTAAAAATTACCATGGAGCATCTACACTTACAACTGGCGCACTATCGGCAAATCTTGGCAATTTAGCAACTGGATACAGTTTATTTGAAAATACAGATAATTTCAAAGTAGATTTTCTCTTAATGGGATCTGCAAATTATACTAAGAGTGGCGCTCAATCACTGGCAAATAAGTTAATCTCTGTTGCAGAAATAAGAAAAGATGCAATTGCATTTATTTCACCGTATAGAACTGCTGCACTTACAGACACTGCTATAGACACTAATCCAACAGTAAGATCTTCTGAAGATATTACAACAAATGTTATTAGTTTCTATTCATCTATTGCATCCTCTTCATACGGAGTATTTGATAGTGGATATAAGTACATGTATGATAGATTTTCTGATACATTCAGGTATGTTCCATTAAATGGAGATATTGCTGGAATATGTGCTCGCAATGATATCAATAATTTCCCATGGTATTCTCCAGCTGGAACTGCTAGAGGGTCAATTCTGAATGCTGTTAAATTAGCATATAATCCATCAAAATCACAAAGAGACCGTTTATATTCGGAAAGAATTAATTCCGTAATATTCTCACCAGGTTCTGGTATTGTTCTTTTTGGTGATAAAACTGGATATGCTAAAGCATCTGCATTTGATAGAATTAATGTTCGTAGATTATTCATCTATCTTGAGGATGCAATTTCACAGGCAGCAAAAGATCAACTGTTTGAATTTAATGATTCTCTTACCAGAACAAACTTTGTAAATACTATTGAACCTTTCCTTCGTGATGTGCAAGCAAAGAGAGGAATTTTTGATTACTTAGTAGTTTGTGATGAAACAAACAATACTGCCGCAGTGATTGATAATAATCAATTTATTGCAGACATTTACATTAAACCAGCAAGATCAATCAACTTCATTGGTCTAAACTTTATCGCCACCAAAACTGGTGTTGATTTTGAAGAAGTAGTCGGTAACTTTTAATTAACCTAGAGGTACAAAACTATGGCAACCAGAAATCAATTAAATCCACCTCCTTTGAGGAAGATTACAGACTTCAAAAGCAAATTAACTGGCGGTGGTGCTAGAAGTAATCTTTTTGAAGTTGTTTTATCTTTCCCAAACATTGCTCAGGCAGATACTAATACTCTTGATAAATCAAGATTTTTAGTTAAAACTGCTGCTCTTCCAGCATCAAATATTGCTCCACTAGATGTAGCATTTAGAGGAAGAGTTTTGAAAGTTGCTGGAGACAGAACATTTGATAGTTGGACAATCACAGTCATTAACGATACTGATTTTTCAATTCGTTCTGCCTTTGAAAATTGGATGAACAAAATCAATAGATTATCTGACAATACTGGAAATACTGATCCAGCAGCTTATCAAGCAGATGCATTCGTCTATCAATTAGATCGTGATGGTTCTACATTAAGAGCGTATCACATGTACGATCTTTTCCCAACTTCAATCAGTCAAATTCCTTTAGATTATGGTACTAGTACTATTCAAGAATTTACTGTAGAAATGCAAGTTCTTTGGTGGGAAGCAATTAAAGGAGACTCTCCTGCTGCTGGTGGTGAAGATATTAACTAAATAGTACATAATAACGGTTTAATTATATAAAATGGCAAAACTTTTTGGTTTTTCAATTGATAATAATGAAAAAAAATCCCCTTCTATAATTTCCCCCGTTCCTCCTAATAATGAGGACGGGGTTGATTATTATATTCAATCCGGATTTTATGGGCAGTATGTAGACATCGAGGGTGTTTATAGGACTGAATATGATTTAATTCGTAGATACAGGGAAATGGCATTACATCCAGAATGTGATGGTGCCGTTGAAGATGTTGTAAATGAAGCAATTGTTAGCGATCTTTACGATTCTCCTGTAGAAATTGAATTATCAAATTTAAATGCTAGTCCAAAATTAAAAGAAATAGTAAGAGAAGAATTTAAATATATAAAAGAAATTTTAGATTTTGATAAGAAATCTCATGAAATTTTTAGAAATTGGTACATTGATGGAAGATTATATTATTTAAAAGTAATTGATGTAAAAAAACCAGAAGATGGGATCAAAGAACTGAGATATATTGATCCTATGAAAATTAAATATGTTCGTCAAGAAAAAAATAATCCCAATGATCGTTATGTGGTTACTAACAGTTTAAAATCCAATGAATATGAAAAATTTCCAGATATTGAAGAATATTATGTCTATTCACCAACTCCAAATTTTCCCGCAGGAACTCTTAGTGGAGGTGCCAAAAAAACAATAAAAATAGCAAAAGATTCCATTACTTATTGCAATTCTGGATTGGTCGATAGAAATAAAGGAACAGTATTATCATATCTCCATAAAGCAATTAAAGCACTCAATCAACTTCGTATGATTGAGGATTCTTTGGTCATTTACAGATTGTCACGCGCTCCAGAACGTAGAATTTTTTATATTGATGTTGGCAATCTTCCTAAGGTGAAGGCAGAACAATATTTGAAAGATGTGATGAATCGTTATAGAAATAAATTAACTTACGATGCACAGACTGGAGAAGTTCGTGATGATCGCAAGTTTATGTCTATGATGGAAGATTTTTGGTTACCACGTAGAGAAGGTGGTAGAGGAACAGAAATCACTACACTTCCCGGTGGGCAAAATCTTGGAGAACTTTCCGATATTGAATATTTCCAGAAAAAACTTTATAGAGCACTTGGAGTTCCAGAATCTAGAATTGCTGGTGGAGGAGATGGTTTTAATTTAGGCCGTTCTTCAGAAATTTTAAGAGATGAACTTAAATTTTCAAAATTTGTTGGAAGACTGAGAAAACGTTTTTCTAACATGTTTAATGATATGCTTCGTACCCAATTGATTTTAAAAAATATTGTAACCCCAGAAGATTGGGAAAAAATGAGTGATCATATTCAATATGATTTCTTATATGATAATCATTTTGCAGAATTAAAGGAAGCAGAACTACTTACAAATCGTCTTACTCTTGCAACAACTGTCGAACCTTATATTGGAAAATATTATTCTACGGAATATGTAAGAAGAAAGATATTAAGGCAAACTGATTCTGAAATAATTGAAATTGATAATCAGATTGAAGATGAAATTCGAAAAGGAATTTTACCTGATCCAAATGCACCAGTAGATGAAATGGGTAATCCAATTCCTCCATCAGAACCAGTAGATCAACAAATTTCTCCAGAGCAAGCACCATTAGGAGAAATACCCGTAGAATCTGGTATAAGTGGTTCAGAAGTTCAACCTCCCGAAATAAAAATTCCTAAAGGTGCCAAGATATAAATAATCTTATAATAATAACACAATTTTATGGAAGAACTTATCGATTTGATTGCCACTGATGCATCTCCAGTAGAAATATCAGATACTATTAAAAATATTCTATTTGCAAAATCTGCAGAAAGAGTTAATGCTGCTCGCCCATTAGTAGCTACATCTATGTTTGGTGATGAAACATCATATGAGGATCAAGAATAATGGCCATCACAAAAATTATTGTAACTGAAGAAACAACACCAACTGCTGTTGGTTCTGCCACTAGTATTAGTGATGCAACTTGTGTTCGGTTATTTAATACTACAGGTGGTGATGTTACTATTGGAATAAACACCATAGTTGGGGCCGCGACCACAAGTTTCTTTACAATGCCCACCAAATCAGTTGAATTTTTACAAAAACTTTCTACTGATGTTATTTGGACATCATCGGCAATTAAAGCAAATAAAGTAGCATTTACGAATTAAAATGAAACTCATCACAGAAGAAGTATCACAGGTTAAATTCATCACCGAAGGTAAAGGTGCTGAAAAGAAAATGTATATTGAGGGAGTTTTCCTTCAAGGTGATATTTGTAATCGTAATGGCAGAATGTATCCGATGCAAACTCTAGCAAAAGAAGTAGCAAGATATAATGAAGCATTTGTTTCTAAGGGTCGTGCTTTGGGAGAACTTGGCCATCCTGATGGTCCTACCGTCAATCTTGATCGAGTTTCCCATAAAATTATTTCTCTCGAACAAAAGGGAAGTAATTTTATTGGTAAGGCACAACTACTAGAAACCCCAATGGGAAAGATTGCAAAATCTCTCATTGGTGAAGGTGTTTGCCTTGGTGTTTCTTCTCGTGGTGTTGGTTCTCTTCGTATGACCAATGAAGGTCATAAAATTGTTGGTGAAGATTTCATGTTAGCAACTGCTGCTGATATCGTTGCCGACCCTTCTGCTCCCGATGCTTTTGTTCAGGGAATTATGGAAGGTAAAGAGTGGGTTTGGGAAGGAGGAATCCTTCGTGAAAAACTCGCTGAGCAAACTAAGCGTAGAATTAATAC